CGAAGATCGGCGACACGATCCGAATCCGCCTGCCGAACCAATACAACACGAGCACTGGCGCGGCGCTGTCCATCCAGGACACGACGAATCGGGTAATCGCGCTGACGATTGGCACTAACACGCTTGGCACGCCGTCGGCGGCTCCTGGCCTAGGCTCCGTGCTGACGGGGACTGGCAATCAGCGGCACGTCGACGTGAACTTCACGACTCTGGAACTGAGCTTGTCTGTTGATGAGTTCATGCGGCTGATTGGTGAGCCGGCGATGTCTGTGCTGGCGTCGATGATCGATTATGACGTGATGTCGGCTGTCGTGCCCTACGTCAATAATCTCGTCGGCACGCCTGGAACGACGCCGGCCACGGCAGCGGTATTGCTTCAATCTCACGCGAAGCTGAATTACAACGCTGCGCCGATGACACCGCGTTATTTTGCGTCCGACCCTACTGCAAATGCGGCGCTTGTTGATGGCATGAAGGGGCTCTTTAACCCCAATTCAAACGTTTCGCAGCAGTTCAGAGAAGGGCTGATGGCGGACAATCAACTGGGATTCCGTGAGATGTACATGTCGCAATCGGTCCCGGTTATCACGACGGGCGCGCGCAACGCCTCGTACCTGACCAATACCCCGGCGGGCATCACGAACGGTGATATCACGCTGGCCGTCGACACGGGAGCGAACGCGATGGTGGCCGGCGATGTGTTCACCGTCGCGGGCGTCTACAGCGTTAACCCGCAGACAAAGCAGAGCACCGGACAGCTGTATCAATTCGCTGTGCGTGCGGCCTATGCCGGTGGCGCGGGTAACGTGCCGATCTGGCCTGCGCTGTACAAGACCGGGCCGCTGCAAAACATCAGCACGGACGTTCCGGACAACACTGCGCTGACGTTCGTCGGGACTGCGTCGACCGCCTACCCGAATAACCTCGCCTACCATCGCGATGCCTTCGCTTTCGCATCGGTGGATCTGGTCATGCCGGAGGGCGTGGACCAGTCGGCGCGCGAGGTCATGGACGGGATCTCCATGCGCTACGTGCGGCAGTACCGCATCGGCACGGACGACATCCCGGCGCGCTTCGACGTGGCCTACGGTGGCGTGTGCGCGCGTCCCGAGCTGGCCTGCCGCGTGATCGGCTAACCAACAAGGACCCACATGATTCGCCCTTTGCATGACCGGATACTTGTCAAGCCATTGCCTCACCCGAATGCATCCTCACTGTGGGTGCCTGCGGAAACGACGACCTTCGCCTCTGGCCGGGCCAATACGCCAGTGGAAGCAGAAACGAGGGGCGTCGTTGTGGCGTATGGGCCAAGGGTATCCGGCGTGCACGAGGGCGATGTCGTGCAGTTCTCCGATTCATGCGGGCGTCCCGTTCATCACGAAGGCGCCCGCTTCCTCTTCATCCGCGAAGGGGATGTAGCACTGATCGAGGGATAGAGAAATGGCCACTGGAAACATTCTCGGCGAAGGCAACATCAACAAAGCGTGCATCATCGCTTTCGACATCAATCCTCCCTCGGTGGGAGCGAACACCACCGGGCAATCGACAATCACGGTTCCGGGCGTCAAGCTCGGCGACGTGTGCTTCATCAACGTGCCGCACTCAACGTTCAACCAAGGCCTCGGGCTCGTGAACGCGTACGTCTCTGCTGCCGACACCATCGTGGTGCGCTGGATGAACGCGACGGCCGGCGCGCTGGACGCGCCGTCGATGACATGTTCGCTGCTGCTGATTCGGCCAGAAGCCACGCTCACCGGAACCGGGTGGCTGTACTGATGTACCCCCGCAAGGTCTACCACCGGCAGCAAGGCGCGCAGCTCGTCGCATCTGAGCAGGACCGCCTTGCTCTCGGCCCGGGGTGGCACTTCGACCCGTCGCACTGCCCCGCGGACGATCCTCCGGCGGCGCAGGACGAGCCGGAGGCCGAAGACGACGGCATTCCCGATTTCATGGCGCAGCCCGCCGCACGCAGGCGCGGGCGTCCTCCGAAGGCCCGGTAAATGGCAACCGTCACCGCAGGCGATCTCGTGCGCAACGCGCTGGGCCTGATTCTGGTTCTCGGCCAGCAAGACACGCTTGCCTCGTCCGACATGGACGACGGTCTGCGGTTCCTCAACTCGATGCTTGAGTCATGGGGGCTTATCCGACAGAACATTTTCAAGNNTCAACGTCAAGACGCTGGCGCTCACTGCCGGGGACCAGACCTACACTATCGGGCCTTCCGGGGACTTCAACACACTGCGGCCGAGCAAGATCACGAACGCCTCGTACATCGTGGCGAACAACGTTTCGTACCCGCTGGAGATCATCGACGAGCGGCAGTGGGCGCAGATCCCGTACAAGCCGCTGACGAGCTATATCCCGCAGGTGCTATGGTACTCGGCGGGCTACCCGCTGGGCACCATCAACCTGTGGCCCGCGCCGGGTTCGAATATGTCGCTGGTGCTGTGCTCCTACGCCCCGCTGCAGGAGTTTACGGACAAAGACGACATCATGGACCTGCCGCCTGGATATCAGCGGGCGATCATCCCTAACCTTGCGATTGAGTTGGCCCCGCTTTACAACAAGAACGTTGGGCCGACGCTGACGCGCAATGCCTCTCTTGCGCTTCGTGCCATTCGTGGCGTGAACGTGCCTCGCCCTGTCATGTCGACCGGGCTTCCGACAACTGGCGGGCGCTACATCATCGAGGGCGATCAGACGTCGTGAACGCTCCGATTCCGCTTTTCGGGCTCGGCCTGCAAGGCAAGTCTCCGAACGTTACCGCACAGCAACGCATCAACCTGTATGCGGAAATCGCCTTTGAGCAGGACAAGTCCCGGGTTGCGTATTTCCAGTTGCCGGGAACGACGGCGTTCACGTCGCTTGGATCGAGGCCGATTCGTGGGCTTCACGTCCCGAAGGTCTCCGACTACATGTACGCGGTGGAGTCGGACGGCTTCTATCAGATCGATGCGACTGGCGCGGCGGTGCTGAAGGGCACACTGTCAACGATCGGAGGGCATGTTTCCATGGAGTCGGACGGGACGCGCATCCTGCTGGTGGATGGCGTGACCGGGTATTACTACAACATGGATACGGACACGTTCACGACGACGGTGTCCGCGAACTTTCCCTACGGCGCGAAGACGGTCGGCTTCCTGGCGGGGCGCATGGTCTGCGAAGACCCGTCGACGCCCGGACAATTCCGCTGGTCCGATCTGTACGCGGACACATGGCCGGCTCTCAACTTCGCCAAGGCGGAGGCATCCCCGGACGGGCTGTCCGGCGTGTGGGTTCAGAATGGACAGCTTTACTTACTCGGCAGTCTCACGGTAGAGCCGTGGGGCGTCACCGAAGACGACGAACTTCCCTTCGCCCCGATCCGGGGAGGCGTCGCGCAATGGGGCGTAGCGGCGGTTCAGTCCGTTGCCAGTTTCTCCGGGACGTTCGCCTTTCTAGGGCGCACGCTGGAAGGTCAGGTTCAGATCGTCATGATGCAGGGATATCAACCCATCCCGATCAGCATCCCAGACCTTGACTATCGCATCAACAACTACAGCACGGTTGAAGATGCGCAGGCGTTTTCGTACAAGCTCGGCGGGCATCCGATGTATGAGATCACGTTTCCGACAGCGGGCGAAACGTGGATTTATGACGGCCTGTCGCAATGCTGGTCTCAGGTGAAGACCGGGAGCGCGCGTCACTTGGCGGAGTTGTCCTGCAACTACCGGAATGGCATCTACGTCACAGACTATCGCACCGGGGATATCCTCAAGCTCGATCCCACGGCGATGACAGACAACGGCGAGGCGATCATCCGGACGATCCAGGGCAAGCACTTCGCACAGGGCGATGGCGTCAGCGTGTCGCAATTGTGGATCGACGTCGAGATGGGCGTCGGCACGGCTACCGGGCAAGGGAGCAACCCGCAATTGATGCTCCAGACTTCCAAGGATGGCGGCTCCACGTGGAGTAACGAGTTATGGCACTCCATTGGCCCGCAGGGCGTGCGGCAGCGTCGCGCGATTTGGCGTCGATTGGGCTGGGCGTTTGACTGGGTATTCCGCGTCTCCATTTCCGATCCGGTGCCGTTGCGGCTGATTGGCGCATACATGGAGGCGCAATGAGTCTCGGATTGCCGAATGCGTCTGTCAGGATCGCGACCGTTGTCGGACTGATGGAATCCGTTTGGTATGAGTGGGCCTCGCGCGTGACGGGTCAGCTTAACCGCGATTGGGGCGTCGGGACAACGGCGACTCGACCGACAGGGAGCGGCATCCGCGCAGGCGATCGGTACTTCGACACGACTCTAGGTCTGCCGATCTGGTTTGATGGCGCAATCTGGATCAAGGCAGACGGCACAGCCGCATAGGAAATGGGAATGTTCAAACTCATCCGCGCTTATCTGCGATTCCTGACGCCGAGCATTTTCGGCATCGACGACATGCTCATGGCGACTGCCGGTCCGCTGGCTGCTGGACTGCTTCAGTACGACTCTGCGGACAAGGCGGCGGATGCCAATCTTGCGGGCGTGAATGCAGGCATCGGCGAGCAGCGTCGACAGTACGAACAGAACCGAGCCGATCTTGCGCCGTATCGAGACGTCGGGACGGGCGCGCTATATCAGTTGCGCGACATGACCAAGCCGGGCGGATATCTGATGTCCGACTACACGGGAGCAAGCCTGGAGAATGATCCGGGCTACAAGTTCGGGCTCGATCAGGGGCAGCGCGCCATCGATCAGTCGGCCGCCTCGCGCGGCATCTTGTTCAGCGGGAAGACGCTCAAGGACTTGATGCGGTTTGGCCAGGACTACGGCGGCACCAAGTTCAACGAAGGATTCCAGCGCGACATGGCGACCAAGGGGTTCCGGCAGAACGCGCTTTCGGGACTGTCTGGTACTGGCATGGCGGCGACCGGCAACACGGCCGCGCTCGGCCAGTCCTCTGCAAACACGATTGCCGACCTTGCCGGCTCGGGCGGCTCTGCTCGAGCGGCTGGCATTGTCGGCGGCGCCAATGCGCTCGCGGGGTTCTTCCAGAACGCGGGCAACAACTACATGCAGATGTCGATGCTTGACCGGATCATGGGGCGCGGCGTCGGTTCAGGCGCGGTGCCGAACGGATCTGCCGGGAACAACTGGAGCTACGTCTGATGCCAGTCAATCCGAACATCGCGTTAGGACTGGAGCCGCAGAAGCCCCTCGACATCATGGGCGCGTATGGCAACGCGCTCACGATCAAGAACCTTGTCCGGCAAGGTCAGATGCAGGACATGCAGATGCAGGACTACACGGCCAATCGAGATATTGACCGCGCGGCGAAGCGCGTGGATCTCGGGGCCCGTGCGGCGATGCTCGTGTATGCGGCCCCGGAGGACCAGAAGCAGCAGGTGTGGAGCGCGGAACGTCAACGATTCATCGGAACGGGGCTGGTCTCTCCGAACGAGATCCCGGAGATGTACCCCGGCGAACAGGCCTTGCAGGGCTGGATCGCTGCGGCGCAATCTCCGGAAAAGCGGATGGAGTTGATCGAGAAAGATCGCCGCAGGCGCGCTCAACTGTCGGCCGTGGAAGCGGGCCGGGCCGCCGTTGCGCCAAAAGAACAGCCTCAAGCGCCGGCCGCTGGTGGCGCGCCCGGTGATCTTACGGCTCCTACCGTTCAGATCCGCGAACTCGTGAACCCAACCACAGATCCGCGATTCTGGGACGCCATCGCAGAGCGGGCGATGAGTGACCCGGATCTGATTGGCACGGACGTGGGGCAAAAGGCTGTCGAACGCGCTGCGGCGATTCGCTCGGATACGCGGAAAGCCGAGGGCGAGGGATTGCACTACGTGCAAGGTCCGGACGGCAAGATGCGCGTCTTCCAAAACGGGCAGTTCCTGCGGTCCGAGTACTTGGGAACAGATCCGACGAAAGCGTTCACGGTCGACGAGTCCGGGAAGCTTGTGCCGAACAAGCAAGTGCAAGACTACGAACTGAGCCGCGCGAAGGCGGGGGCGTCGAACGTCACTGCGGTGGGCGGTGACATGGCACTAGGCAAGACTGCGCAGGGGAAGGTGGATGAAGGGCTGCTCGACACCTCTGCGGCTCTGATGCGAGTGGAGCGCATCGGCAAGGAGTATCGGCCGGAATGGTCAACCTACGCCAAGCAGGGCGAAATGGGGTTCCAGGCATTCCGCGAGAAGTTGGGCGGCAAGCTCGCGCCGGAGAAGCAGAAGGAACTCGCCGCTTATACATCGTGGCGATCCAGCGCACTGGACAACATGAATCGCACCATCAAAGACCTGACCGGGTCTGCCATGGGCGTCGAAGAAGCCGCGCGGATCATGTCGACGCTTCCGAATCCGGATGACTCCCCGTCTCAATTTCAACGGAAACTGGAAGATGCCAAGCAACAAACTCGCATGGCATTGGCTCGCTTGACATACATCAAGCGCAACGGGCTTGGAATGGAATCGGTTCCCCTTGATAGGGTGCCGTCGCTCATCAATGACAGGGGCGCGGCTGTTGAGCAGGAGATCAAAAAGAAGTTCCCGTCCATGACGGCCAAGGAAGTCGAGCGCATGACGAAACGTCAACTAGCCCAAGAATTTGGGCTGATCGCGGACTAGACGTATGGCGGACTACGCATCCCAATTGCTCGGGCCTTCGGCAGACAAGCCGCAGGAAGGCGCACCCGCCAAAGTCGATTACGCGGGCTCATTGCTGCGTCGCGGGCAGTATTCCGAGTCCGTCATGGGCCGCAAAGTCGTCCCGCTGGAGAATCGCGCGGGCGTTGCTGAGGTCTCGTCATTGCCCGCCCCGGACATCATGACTGCGCTCAAGTACACGAGCGCGCGCATGTTCAAGGGCGATGATGAGGAAGCGATCGCCAATGTGTTGCTCAAGGCGCTTCCGGAGGCGGAGTTGCTGTACGACCGCGATCCGAAGTTGGGGCGTGATGTGCCGTATATCTCGTACAAGGGGAAAGCGTACTACATCAATCGTCCCGGGTTGAGTCCGGTTGACGCGGAAAACGTTGTGGGCCAAGTGGCGGCTTACATGCCTGC